ATTGATGTCAAGAATGTCTTCAATAACGGATCGTCTATCGGCAGCAGGAAGTTGCATGAATGGAACAAAAGAAGAACTGCCTAGAATAACAACCTGAGTAAATGATTTATAATTCATTCTCAGAATCTGTTCTTCGAAGTGTTCTTGGTAATCTTTGTTCTTTGCGTCTTGATTTAACAACTCGCCATTCTTGAAGATCTCAAAGATCTTTGGGGAAAGACCGCGGCGAACAAGATACTTATCTGTTCCAATTTCAAAATCCAACTCAACAAGACAATCTTTCTTATTGATTGTGTTTACAAGTTGAGGGATGTTGATCTTTCGGAATGGTTTACCAAACAGAGCAAAGGTAATAGAATCTAGAAAAGCAAAAGACTTACCGTTTCCGTTTGTACCAGAAACTAGCGTATTCTTTCTTGAATCTAGAAAGATCTCTGTAAATGTATTACCGAATGATCCGAAATTCTTAAATCTGATTTTCTTGAATACAATCATGTAGAAAGGCTCTCAATATAGAGTTCATGAATCAATGACTTTATTTTACCTTTATCTTCTGATATTTCAAGTTTATCTACTTCTTCATTAATAATACTTATCGTATCTTGAGTTACATCGACCTCATCTGTGGAAGTCTCCGGTATTTCTTCAACGATGTTCAAATTAATCACACCAGCCTGAACCATCTTATCAACCCATAGATCAAACTTAACTGGATCTTTCTTTTTGGCTACAAGAACCTTTACATATGAATTCTTATATGCTGAAAAGTCTGTGCCAAGTGGATCTAATTTAGAATCATCATAGGCAATAATATGATAGATTCTCTCATGGTTTTCAATGAATTCCAACTCTCGCGTTTCTGTATCAAGAACATGAAAGCCTTTGACGAGCCGAGCATCAGAGAATGTGATCTGATACTGTGTGCCTAGGTAGTGAACATTCTTCTTGGATGCTTTGCCGTGGAAGTGTCCAGAGAGAACCATATCATAACAAGAGAAGATAGAATCATCCATGCCACCTTCAAAGTTGATTCCCTGAATTACTTCATATCCGTTTAACTCAAAATGCCCGCAAATAATAGATGCAGGGCAACTCTTGATGAATTTTTGAAACGCTTGTTCGTTTTCTTTATTGATCCACGGAACCATAGCAATCTTGAGTTCATCAAACTCAAGAAGAGTTGGTTCTTCGTATAGATGTACTGATGAGTGAAACAATTCGCGTACTGAATTAATTTGATTCGTATTCTTGTAGAATGTGTCGTGGTTTCCAAGAATACAATGCAACTCTACATTGTTTTCCTCAAACCAACCAATGAACCGCTTACGAACTTCTGCAAGAGTTTGAAAGTTCACATACTTGCGACGATCCATCAGATCGCCTAAATGCAGAACTTTAGTGATACCCTGTTCCTTGCAGTAAGGAAAGAATTGCTTCTCAAAGAAAGACATGAAGTATTCGAGAAACAATGGCGAGTCATTTCTAGCGCCAAAGTGGGTATCATTAATAATTGCAATCTTCATTTCTTACGCTTTTTCTTTTTCTTCTTTGGTTCAAACTTCTTTATATCGTTTTCTGATATTTGGAAATGCTCAGTCAATGCTTCTTGAACGCTATCCTTCTCAAAATAGTTTTCTTTAAACCATCTATGGAAAGAGCCATCGTCTAGAAGTTCAGTCATCTTTAACTTGACATAGGCTTGTTTCTTTTCCTTTTCTATTCTTCTCAGGAATGCATAATAGATTATCTGAGTGAAATATGAAAATGGATTCTTTGATTTTTCCGGGTCAAAGTTATGAGCATACATTAGGCAGTTCTCTACGCCATCTGAAACCATCTCTTCTCTGTATGGATAGTTCATAAAGTTGGCTTTTCGAGACAAATGCTCTGCGATATTCATAAAGCATTCGCCTATGTAATTTGTTATTGGTGGTCTTTTTTCGTCCGATTCCTCTGCATCTTTGCAGAGTTTTTTCCACTCCACCATTTCTTTATAGAACTCTTTATTATCGATGTAGTGATCTTTTTCTACTTCTTTTAATAACTCTGGTTCTATATTTTCTTCAGTCTTTTGTTTTTTCTTTTTAGCCATTTTCTTTCCTATGCTCTTGAGAAAATACTATAAAATCCACCGGAACATCCTCTGGATTCTTTTCTGCTCTCTTTTTGGCTTTTTCATATTCTATGTCAGTGAGTAGAAGTGGAGTTACTTCTCCATCTGAATCAACATGAGCAACGAAATAATATGAACTATTTTCCGTTGGTTTTTTGTTCTTATTAAGTATTTTCTTTTTCGCCATAATATATTTCCTACGCGAGTATTATAACACGCCTATGTAAAAATCAAGAAAAATCGCTTGATTTCTCTTGACGAGGTTATTACAATTTCTGTGTCTGGTATGAGAAAGATACTAGTTTCTTTAAAGACCTTAGTAATACTCTATTACTTATAGTCATCAGCATTTGGATCAGGATTCCAGTCCGTCCATTTATTACCAAAATCTTTTCGTTCTTTTTGATCACCCGTGAATTTTTTATCATTAATAGATTCACGGTTGTTTTTCTTTTTACGCTTTGGTTTATCCAATTCAAAGTGTCTTATCATATCCATAATATCTCTAGGATCAATCATACCTTCATTGATCATATGAGCCAATGCTTCTGGGCTAAAAACCATACTCATGTGTATGATGTTTTCTTTATCTTTGCTTTTTCTTTTCTTTGATTTTCCTTTATCTTCTTCGGCTTCTCCAAATATGCTGCCAAATAATTCAGATAACATATCTTCTATGTCTTCTGTATTTTCTTTCTTTTGTTTTTTTTGTTCTTTGGAAAATTCTTCCATTGGTGTCTTTTGATAAGACACATCATCTCGTTCTTTTTCTGCCAAATAGTAACTCATTACATCATTAGTTGGCTCTAATGTTGTTGCAATAAAATCTGATGGAATAGTTGTTTCTTTTTGATTACCAAATGCTAACCAATTCTTAAGAACTATCCCTTCTCTTGGTATACCCATAGGATCTTGCATGACTATTGTTTTAAAAACCATAGGTCTAAACAAAGTCACTTTTCCTTCATCGCTTGCTACAATCTGAGCAATCAATTCTTCACCACTTCTTAACTTGATTACTTTGTAGTTTTCTGTCATTGGTTCTCCTTGAGTTGCAGCGACACCAATTTATACTTAAACTTCTCCTTAGTATATATTCGGATGCGTTCATCCATATGGTTTAGTGAGTGGTTGCGATATTTCTTATGCCTTAAATCATCACCAATGTCGTAAACATTCACCGCAGTTTTTGTTTCACTTTTGCGTAGACCTCTTCCAATCGATTGTAAAACACGAACAACAGATTTTGACGGGCTAGCAAATACGACATTGTGAATATTACGAATATTAATGCCAGTTGAACAGGTTCCATAGGAAGCCAAGAGAATAGAGTTGTCATTTTTATCTACCACCTTTCTTATTTCTTCTCGTTGATCTACATCAGTTCCACCATGAATGAAGTAAATGTCTTTGTCTGGTATTTCTTTTTTGAACATATCATAGAGAGGCTTACCATGCAACTCTACAAAGTTAAACAAAACTAATGTATTACCTTTAAGACTAGAGCAAAGATTTTTTATGAATTTGTTTCGTTTGTTATTGAGAATAATCCACTTTATTTCTTCTTTGTACAACATTCGTTTGGCTTCTTCAATATCTCTGTCAGAGTATTGAAGTAGAATGCAGTCAATAGACAGATTTGATAAGAGATTCTTTTCAATGAGTGTAGCGGTTGTAGTAACATGTAATACCCTTCCAAATAATCCCTCTACCACTAATTTGTGTGTATGGGTTCCATCAAGTGTTCCCGTTGTACCAACACGAATTGGGCAACTTGTAAGTTTAGACATAAGTGACGATAAAGATTTGGCTTTAAATAAGTGACATTCATCGCCAATTACCATATAAAACTGATCAAAGAATTCTTTTGGCATCTTATAGATGCTCTGCCAAGTAGAAATCACCACACGCTTGTGTGTGTCTTTTTCTTTACCAGATGAAATCGTATAGCAATGTCTTCCAACAGACCATTTGTTTTCCTTTGAGTAATCCTCAAAGTCACTGTACATCTGTGAGACTAATCCAACGGTAGGAACTACAATAAGAATCTTTTTTTCTGGTTTGATATGATCTAAGAAGAATCGCATCAAGCAGTAAATGATCAGAGATTTACCGCTACCAGTTGGACACAATAGAAGTGTTCTTTCCTTCTTTATTGCGTGGGTTATTGCTTTTATTTGGTAATCGTGTGCGCTGATTCTTTTACCAGACGCAGTTGGTCGAATGAATTCTTCGACATACTTAGCCACTTGTTCTTCTGTATAGTTTTTATCAGAATGCTGTGGATATTCGATTGTATAGTTTCTATCACTAGCAAATTTGATTACATAGTCTAGCAATCCTGCATAGATTGTGTGTGTGAACAAATTGAATAAACGAATCTGACCATCCCAGATTTTGTTCTTATAAGCAGGAGTAAATTGATAATTAGGTACTGCGAAGGTGAAGTATTGGTTCAGTTCTTTGGCAATACTTCTTTCACAATTGACTTTTATATAAACAGAATCTAAATCTTCAATCACTAAGTCAGACATATACCAGTATTTATTTACTGGCCATTAGTGAATTTTGCCCAATCAATGATAGAACGAATGTTCCATTGGCGGTTATTGATGATCTTCACCACATTCTCTAGGTAGTTAACTTTTTCTCTTTGATATTCAACCTTGAGTTTCTGCTTGATTACTTGATCATCGGCTTCAATGAAATTATCCATATCGTTCTTTAGAATATGGAGATCAAACTGTTCCCAGCCATTATCATCAAGTTCTTCTTGACTCATCTTACCACTAAAATACATCCACTTCTTCTTGCGAAGAACAGCCAATTCAGATTCCATACGAGCAAGCGACAACTTCTCTTCCATGAAGAAGAGAAGATACTTATTGTGAATTTGTGGTGTACGAGCGGATTCCTTGTCGAGTTGAGTCTCGTCCAAAGAGATATCCTTTTTGACCATTTCTTTGAGTTCATCAAAAGTCATAACGAAAAGTATACCTCGTATTATGGTGAAGTCAAGACTTTGAAATCGTAATATGTGTATTTAAAACTGGCTGTAGCCGTCAGTGTAACATTATCTGTGGCTGTAATTGTGAATGGTATCTCAGATAAAGCAACTGGGAATGCATTCCTGAATATAACTTCAAATTTACCTTTATATGCGCTATTAGTTATTCTAAGAGTTATATCGGAAAAGCGATCATGATATGCCACCGTATTGGTTGTATTTTTAAAATTACCAATAGTAGTTATCCAATTGTATATTTCCTGCCATCCTCTTAGATCTTCATCTAATGCGAATTTAATATTTAATGGCATAAATGTATAAGCATTTCCTGGCAATGGAACTGTTGTGCTTAGAGTTGTTGGCTGAATCAATTCAGTCATAGAAATAGCAGGACATGTTACTTCTTGAGCAAAGAACGACACAGTAGGCGCTCTACTGATCATTATCTGGAAGTAATTAGTTGTTAGGTAATTAAAATTACTTAACTTACTCTTATCTGTGAGAAATTCTGTGTCTGGTTGTGTTGCCATAAATGTATTTATTCAAATAGAAAGGGGGGAGTCTTGCGACTCCCCCCAATCATCTCTCCAGATTAATTACTTAACTCAGAGTCCGAAGCCAGTGTTTCCGTGAAGATCATTGACTTGGAAGATGCGGTAGTATTGGTTACCACCGAGAGCGTTGATATCAGTGTTCTCAGCGAATGGATTGGAGACCATACCGTAACGGGTCTTGAATCCGATCTTTGGCTGGAAGGTGTTTTGATCAACAGCGCGTACCATCTGTAGTGGAACATATGGGCAGTAGAATACACCGGCATCGTATGGAGATGTACCGCGGTATCCGACTACGCAGAAGTTAACACCCAACTTGGCATATGGGTCAATATAAACCTTCATCTTGTTGTTGAGAACACCGACGAAGGTGTTGCCGGTATCATCGACTTCGAGGTTTGCAGTCATGGCTGGTGCGAGGTTGAGGAAGCCACCCATTGTGAGTGCGCTTGCAACATCGCTTGAGCAGATCATGAAGTTACCCTTACCACGACGAGTTTCCTTGGCGATTACATTGGCTTCACGCTCAATTTGGAACATGAGACCACGGAAACGCTCTGCACTCCAACGACCGTCTGAGTCGGTATTTAGATTATAAACACCACCACCTGATGCATAACCACTTAGATCGTCCTGTGCTGCACCAGTCTTGGCAACGCGATAGATCGTGTAGATCAACTCACGGTTGATTTCGTTCAAGATCTCGGTGCTGAGGATGTTAGCGAGTTCGCTCTCAGCATCAAGTCCGTGAACAGCCTTTAGATCTTGTGCCAACTCAGTGGTGTACTCAGCCTTTAGAGCGCGAGTCTTTGCTTCGACTGCGATACGCTCAATGCTGAATGCCATTTGACGGAATGGAGTACCTGATTCTCCAAGTTGTTCTGCGGTTCCGGTTAGGAAACCACGGAAGGAGTTCATGTCGAAGTTATTTGCTCTGATTTCAGCGGCTGGATTGATACCAGTGGTTGTACCAGTGCTACCACCAACTGGGTTGATACCGCCGGTTGCGCTGAATGCTGCACCACCAGAGGTGTTACCAGAACCACCGAACTTAGCAAATGCTTCTTGGAAGAGGGCTTCTTGACCAACTCCACCAGCCTTAGCACCGATACCAGTGGCTTGTGCTTCATAGCGGCTACGCATTGCGAAGATGAGACCGGTTGGTGCAGTCATTGGCTGAACACCAGCGATATCATAAGCAATGAGGTTTGGCATAGAACGACGAACGAGGCTGATTAGGATTGGGTCATAACCAGCAAGTGCGGTGTTAGCAGCACCAGCAGCCTGAGAAACGCTGAAACCACCACCACCCATGGCGTTGGCTGGAGTCTCAACGAGATATTGCTCGCGGAGAGCCTTCTCTTGATTCTCTAGTAGGACGGCAGTGACCTTCTTCTTGTAAGAGTCACCGATTTGTGGAAGTGCGTCGTGAGAGAGTAGGGGTTCCCACTTCTCAGTTAGCACATCGTAAGACGAGTTATTTGAAAAATCCATTTCTATATTCTCCTTAATGTGTGTTAGAAATTAGAGTTTGTTTGATTTAGCAAGACGATCCAAAGTACTCAAGTAAGCGCCCATACTGGAGCCAACTTCTTGAGGCATTTGTTTGTTAGTTGTCTCTTCGACAATGTTAGTTACGGTTGGTGCAGCGTTGAAATAACTTTCCTTGAGAACATTTAGTTTCTCTTGGTATTGCTCTAGGCTATCGAAATCAACGCCTTCTGCGAGAGAAGCAAACTTCTCAACTTCAACATCGGTTAAGCCATCAGCAACTTGTGCGAAGACTTGTCCTGCTTGATAAGCGAGTAGTTCCTTTTGCATCTCGATGTTGTTTTGAATTTGCTCGTTGAGAGAGGATTCGAGTTCCTCGTTCTCAGCAAAGAGTCCGTCAACGACATCGTACTTCTCTTGTGGAACTTCGATGTAGTGAGTCTCAAAGAGTTCCTTGAGTCCAGACATAAAGTTCTCTGCGATTTCGGTACGGATGCCGTTTTCGACGGCGAGTTGGTTCTCTTCCATCCACTCTTCAACGACATAACCGAGGTAGTCATCAAGACGCTCTGCTAGTTCATTGACTGCGGTTTCAACTTCTTCTTGAACGACAGCAGCAGCCTCAGCGAGGACTTGTTCACGGAGAACATTGACTCTCTCGTTAACAGCAGCCTCAAAGATTGTCTTTGCTTTGTTCATGAAGTCTTCGGTTAGAGACTCACCGTTGAAAAGAGCGTTAAGATGCTCTTGCATCTCCTTTGGCTCCTCTGTCTCGGTTTCTTCTTCTTCGCTCTTCTTGGCAGTCTTAGCAACTTTACCAGAGCCTTCACCTTGTGGGCCTGGACCAGCAACTGAAGCACCTGGCTTTAAAGTTCCCATATTTGCTGCTGCGTTTGGGTTAAAGTTTTGGAAAGCATCCCACTTTACCTTTCCGCCGTTAGCGTCTTGGGGTTCTGCACCATTAATATCATGTGTTGGTCTAGATGTTTGTGTGTCCATATTTTTTCCTGTTCCTCTGTTTAAGAACTATTGTTATTTAGTAAATGTTTATTTTTGACCATTAAACAATGGTCACAGTTTAAAATTTAAAAATCATCAAAATCAAGATTTGTTGGTATCTGTCCTGTCCTTTTAGCCATATTAATTCTCGCTTGTGTACTGGTAGAAAGTGGTGCAGGACGATCAGCCATCATTCTTGCTCTTAGTTGATCTTGAGTTTCACCCGATTGTTGAATTGGTGTAGTAGTCATTCCGACAGTTTGTGCCGCTTGTCCAGTTTGAGATAATCTATTTCTTTGTGCCACTTGTGTTATAGCGGCGGCTTTATCTTCTGGACTTACTGGAGTACCATCTATTTTTGTAGTTGTTAGATGTTCAGTACCACTAACTGCTGCATTAGCAAGCCTATCACCTGCGCTTTCTATACCAGTTGTTGCTTGTCCAATCTTAAGATTAGCAAGTTTTGATCCTGTTCTAGCATAACGAACACTTGCACCAAGAGTTCTTAAAAGATTTGGTCCGCTTGCCGTAGCACTTGATGACATGTTTTGTGCAGCGCGAACACCTAAGTTTCTGAGAACATTTGAATCAATTGTTCCGCGTCTGTTGACTGCTATTCCTTGTTTTGCTCTATGTTGATCGTATGATTTCAATGCATCAACAAAACCACCTCTAACTTCAGATCCAACAACTTTTCCTTTTGAATCTTTAACTTCAACTCTTGATCCAAGAAATTTATTTAATATACCAGTGCCTTTAGAGTTATAAATGCGTCTAACATCTCTTTCTGCTTGTAGTGTATCTGCTGCTGCTTTGTCTGCTTGTCTTCCACTAATAAGCGCATTTAATTTTCCAGAGAGTCTATCTGCTATTGAACGAACTGGTTGATCTGGTTGAAATCTAGAACCTTTATAACCACGACCAGGCAATCCTTCTTCTGGTGGAACTGCTTGTCTGTTTAATGCTTTAAGTGGTGGATTTTCGTTATAGTTAGAAGCACTTCGTGCTGATTTGCTTTTATTAACATTTGCCAAGATGCGATTACGCATTTCGGGTGTTACTGCTTCACGAAGATATTGCTTAAAACTTAGCATTAAAGAGTCTTAAAGAAATTCTCAAACAGTGTCAATGCTTTCTTTTCCATGTTCTT